CGTATCATATTCTTAGCGATGTTCTCTTGAATATCACCAGGAATAACTCCATCTCCTGAACCTAAGAAGTCACATTCTAATTCCTGTGCAATTTTACGTCTATCATATTTAAATTTCTTAGACATAGATTCAAACCAAGACGAAAATGGTTTATAACCTTGTTCAACCAGTTCTTGGTATTTTTCAATATCGAAGTCATGTAAAACAACTTCATTGTCGTCATATTGTTCTCTATTTAACATGTAATGACATATGTCAGAACATTTCACCCAAGATAAGTCTCTAGTGTAACGTGGGTCTTTAAACCACCTTAAATCAGTTATGTGAAAATCATTAATCCCACGTAATGCTTGGTCATAAACACCATAATAGATGGGGTCATAACCATTTGGTGTAGAGATAAGAATAATCTTACCACCCGTTGATAGGGACGCCATAGATGCCGCCCAAAAATCATCACCCGCTTCAATGTATGCCGCCTCATCAAATACAAGTATGGTTGGTGTGTAACCACGTAACGCATCCGCAGATGTTGCTACCGCCTTAACCTCACAACCATTGTTTAATCTAAATCTACTTTCTGAGTTCTTATCGGGTGAGAACCCAACATTAATCCATTCAGGCCATTGTTCAATAAAGTGTCTAACTTTATTGGCCATTTCTACAGCCGTATCTCTTTTGTTCGCAATAAGAAGAACTCTTTCGGGTTCACTTTCTTTTGCTGTCTGTAATTTTTTTGAAATCCACGCAGCGGTTACTGTTGTAACACCCGCCTGTCTATATTTTCTAGTAATGTTTTCATTATAATTTTCATAATCCTGAATTAATTGAACTTGGTCAGGAAATAACTCTAATGGAACATATTTTTTTTGAGTATTATCATAAGTCTGCAGATATGTTTTTAACGCATATGGGGCATCTTTAATAATCTTCGCATATTCTTTTAATTGTTCTAATTTGGAATTCATATATATAAATACAAAAAAAGGGAGGTTAAACCTCCCTTGTATTATCTTTTAGGTCTGTCTAATCCTAATTCTTTATAAATGTCATCATCATCTTCATCATCGTCGTCGGATAATTTAATCCCTAAGTCACCTAAGAATGATGTTAATTCATCGTCCTGAGTTTCATTTGACATACCCTCTAACTCATCATTAAATTTATCCATTTGATATTCATAGTCTTGTTGGTTTAACATTTCTTGAATACCTCGTAATAAATTAATCATTAAACGTTTACCTTTATCTGAATCAGAAATAACTTCTTTCATTAACACTAAAAATTGTTTAGCGGGTAATTTGAAGATATTCATCATAATATAATTCTGTAGATATCTTCCATTTTCCATTAATGTTTCTTCAGGAAATTGTGCTCTAATTCTATCCCATATTGCCGGACCTAATCTTAAATCCCACATTTCTTTTTCTAACGTATCTTCATGTTGAGATACTTGTTGAAATAATTCAGGGTCAGATGGTTGTCCTTGAACTGCAATTATTTCCATTAATCCTTTGATTAATTCATGAACTAAAACTGGAAAATTAATTCCTCGTGCGATTATTTTAGGTTTACCATATTCAGCATCTTCTTCACCACCCTCTTCTTCATCACCTCCACCTGGTCTTTCAACTTGAACCTTACCAGCAACATTATCACCAGCACCCGCGATTGTTTCATCACTAAATTGCCAATAATTAACATCATTAATTGACATCATTATTCCATATAAATTTAGTAATTCTTGTGACCCTGTGATTTCTCCAATTTTATCCGCAACTAAATGATACATATAATGACCTCTTTTAGAAGCACCTTGTGTCATTGCGTTTATTAATCTTCTTTTAGCTCTCTCTAAGTTAAGCTGTTCTAAATCTTGATATAGTTGTACCTCTTGTTCAGGATTTTCTATTGTGGGTTGTTCTTCTTCATCATTTTCATCATCAACGTTAACCTCACTAGGATTTTCTTGATTAACATCTTCTCTATTAAAATCATCGGTTGGTATTTCTCCCATACCAATAATTTTAGCGTCAAATTCAATTTCATCTTCAGAAATCCCCATTTCAGCAACGATTAAATCGATTGCCAATCTTTCCAATTCTTCTTTGTGTGTACTTTCTAATTCGGTTATACGGTAGAATGCTCTTCCCAATATTTGATGTAATTGACCCATTCCACCCATACCAGTAAGTGTTCCTTGAAATTCCGGAACATAACGCCTTAAATTTTCAACAACTTGTTTGTATCTTTCTGATGCTAATAGTTCTTGGAAATTTTGATTCGGTTCTTTTCCTGTTTTAGGTAAAGGAACCTTACTTATCGGTGTGTTGTCCTGTTGTAATTTATTTTGTAAATCACTATTAGGTCTATCTTGGGTATCGAAATCCATTGCCATCTCATTAATATTTTCTTTAATTAAAGATAACAATTTTTTCTTAGATAATTCCATAATTTAATAAAATTATTTACTTTCTTTTAATGCCTTTGGTTTTGGATTTGGTCCAGGTCCTGGCTGAAACGGAGTTTTTGGTTTTGCAGGTTTAGTACCTGGATCAACTTTTGGTTTAGCCGGTACAGTTTTTGTACCATTACCAACAATAGCGTCATAAGTCATAAATTCGGGAATACCATTATGTCCTTTTTTTACATTGGCACCATGTTGTGGTTCCATAACTTCAGATTCGTTAAGTTTACTTTGAATAAGTTCCATGATTTCATTTTTTGATGTGAAACTATGAAAATTATTTTCAGCTAAACTTTCAACCCATTCTTTAACGTTGGATTTTTTATCCTTACTTACTTCTTTCTTCTGTCCTTTTAATATTTTAAAATCTTGACCATCAATTTTACCATTGTGATTCTTGTCTAGTTTCTTTTGATTACCCTTTAATTCTTCCTTAACTTCAACCTCAGTGTTTGGGTCATTCGCCAATGCTTGTAATTTTGGGTCTGTTTTTAATTTGTCGGCATCAACAACAATTCTTTCATGTAAATCAGAAAGTTGTTTATCACTGAAATTAACTAATGTTTTTTCAGAAAATCCTTCTTTGATAAGTTGTCCAACAATTACGTCTCTTTTCATATATTATTTATTTTAATATTTTCTTTTAATAGAATATAATCTCTTTGTTTTAATTTTTTTGTGACACTTTCCAAAGATTCCGCAAATTTAAAATATAATCTTTCATTTTCTGAATCAAAATCAAATTTCTCCCAAGCTAATGAAATTACACCATCTACCGCATCAATCACCCCAAAATAATCGGAGTTTTGAATAAGTTCTAATTGTAAATTTGTATTCTTTAATAACCCAACTACATCAACATATTCGATGTCAGGAGATTTAGATTGTTGGTTAGCCGAAGCAGGAATGATGAACCATTCCCCCATATCAATTTCAGTATTTTCACTAAAAACAAATTCATACTGTTTTTGACCTTTATAATCTGAACCAATCTCATTGACATATATTAAATGCATTTTAGTTGAAATATTTACTTAAAGTTTGACCAATACTTCTATGAATCTCATTTTTAATTTCGTCTAAATCTATTTCCTTCTCCTCGTCTTTTTGTTTTTTATCATTTCCCATCTCTAAATCCGCACTTTTTGATAAATCAGAATCAGTATCATCTACAAAATCATCTAACGATACTTCTTTTTGTTCACCAGGTGCTGGATTATTAATGAACTCATCTAATGCTGACATTGTGTTTTCCCCCAAATCTTCATCGGATGTTGGTTCTGCTGCCGCTTCAGGTGATGGTTCCATTGCAGGTTCTTTTGAATCCATTTCACCACCTTCTTCCTCTTCACGTTCAAATTTCTTTGCAATGTCTTCAATATCTTCATCATCTAATTTATCTAAATCAACCGCCGATATAATCATATTTAAAATATACTTTATATCGTCACTTTCCATTCTATCATGTAAATCCCTCAATTCTTGACCTAACTTTCCTGCAAATTTTTGTGCTTCTGCCATATAGTCTGAACGTTTAGCAGAATCACCACCTTCTAATCCGGCCATATCTACACCATCAGCTGGCGGAAATTCACTAGAAGGAGCCTCAGGTGCTGGTGCTTCAGGTGCCGGAGCCTCAGGAGCGGGTTCCATACTTGGAGCAGGAGCGGCATCCATTGAAGGTTCGGCCATTGGTGCTTCTTCTTGTGGTTTGTTTTGTTTTAAAACATATTTTGTGGCTTCTTGTAAATCTTCTTGACCATTTAATAAGTTTAATCTCTTATACGCTTCTCCGTATGATGAAAATTTATTTTTGTTTTTCATAAACATACCACCAATGTAATCCAATGATGATTCGTTTAATCCTCTTTTTACGTAGTAACCGTCTTTTTCTTTAACAATACCAAATACCCCACCTGATTTTGATTCTTTAACCAGTTCAGGTTTAGTAGATGAATTTGATTTTTTATTTTCGTTGAAATAAGTTAACTCAAGAATTCTTTTTAATTTGTCTTCTGTGTTAAGTTTTTCACTGCCTAGGGGTTTTATCTCTGCCATTTTTTTTGATTGTTAGATATACTTATTCTTATCCTATAAATACATACATATAGGGAAAAAATAAGGTTCTTTATTGAGCCACCGACAATTTCTTGTCTGTAAGTTTAGTTTTAAGGTCTAAAAGTTTGTGAATATACCCGTTTCTCCTTAATAATTTGAAGGTTAGGTTTTCATAAGAATACTCCCCACCGACATCTAAACCACTTTGTCTGAAGGATTTTAATTTTTTTCTCATATTTTCAATATCATCAATCACATCAACTCCTTTACTTCCCTTCTCAATAATTGAATCAATTTTTCCCATATAATCCTCACCTTTTTGTAATATCATTTTATCGTCAATCTTAGGGTTATCCTTTTTTGGTGATACTAACCACTTATTATTTAAGATTGAATAAACACCAGACGACACATGTTCCTCATTAACATCCTGAACATATAATTCAACATCAAATCCTTTAATTACTACATTATGTTTTTCGTTCCAAACATTCTTCTTAGCATCAAAAAATTCTTTTAATATGTCAGAATTGTATTTCGATTCTTTAAAATCAATAATAATGTGTAAATCTACATCTGAATAATTCGACCAATTATAGTTTGATAATGATCCCGTTAATACGATATCGTGTATAAAAAACTCAACACCTAAAGTTGATATAAAATCATCAGAAATCTTTATAAGAGCTTTTCTGATGTCATCACGCATAATGAATTTACCCTTTGATTCCTCAAAAATATTGTCAGATAATGTATCTTTAGTCTTAAAAGACTTTACGATTTTCTCATCTCCAACTCTATCCTCAATTAATTCTTCAAATAAACTCATCCTATTTTTTTATATTTATGTCCTTTAGCGATGTTTTCGTTAAAGTGTTTTCCTTGTGATTCAGCAAGTCTAAACTTAGTAAATTTTGTCCAAGGAACTTTATTGTATTCATAAATAGTTCCATTATTAAAAGTGACCGTTAAGTCCTCCGTCTCTGTATTATAAGACGCCTCTTTTAAATTTGTTGAGTTGATGATAACATGTATCATCTTACCTTCGATTCTTTCTGATGTTATTCCCATATTGTTAATATATATAATAAATATCAAAAAGAAAACCCCGATTTCTCGGGGCTTCGTTTTAATCTAATTTTTTAAACTTAAACTCTTTAGCGATGAACTTGTTAAAGTATGTCCCTTGAGACTTCGCTAATCTAAATTTAGTAAACAACAACATTGGAACTTTACGGTATTCATAAGAAACTCCCGAATTAAATGTGATTGTTAATCTTTCTGATAATGAGTCATAAGATGCTGACTTAAGACTTGAAGACTTGATTGATACATCAATCATCTCTCCATTGATTTTTTCTTTTTTTATTGACATGGTGTTATAGTTTTATATTAACAATATACGAAAAATAATCAATAAAAAAAAATTAATTAAGAGAAATCATCCTTTCTAATGACTTTTTTTTATCAATAGGTAATGTTAATACTAAAATACCGTTCTCAACCTTACCAATAATGTCTTTTTCTTTTACGTCATCAGGAATGTTATATGATTTCACAAAACTACCAACAAAATGATGCGTTGAATCTGATTCTAACTTATCATAAGATATTTTTAATATACCTTCTTTTGTGGAAATTTTTAAATCATCTTTAGATAATCCTGGTACACTTATCGAAACCACATATTCGGTTTCTCCTTTACTTACGTTTGTTTCTGGTGTAGATAGAAAACGGTTAACATCTAATCCAGTAAAAAATGGGTCTTTAAATAATGTTATCATAATTTTTAATTTTACTGGAATAAAATCAAATTCTGAACCACACATATTTTTTTGACATTATGACATAAAAAAAAATAATTTTTGACATTTTGTCTATTGTTTGGTTTTTAGTATAGAATATGTTATGTTTGTATACATAAAACTTATTAAACATGGCAGTAGATTTTTTCGATGATGGACCAACGGTTAATCCTAAGAAAGTAAGGAAAGGTTCGAATACACCGATTTTGGATAATTTTTCTCGAGATTTAATTAAACTCGCAGAAGAAGGTAAGATTGACCCTGTGGTTGGAAGGGATAAAGAGGTAAAAAGAATTGCTCAAATTCTTTCTCGTAAAAAGAAAAACAACGCTGTTATTGTGGGTGATGCTGGTGTCGGTAAATCCGCGTTAGTTGAAAAACTTGCATTGATGATTCTTAAAGGTGATTGTCCAACAAATCTATTGGATAAAAGAATTATGTCTTTAGATTTAACATCTTTGGTTGCCGGTACAAAATACCGAGGTCAATTTGAAGAAAGAATTAAAGCGATTATCAATGAGTTACAAGAGGCTCCGAATGTTATTATATTCATTGATGAATTACATACCATGGTTGGTGCGGGTAATGCAAGTGGTGCAATGGATGCCGCTAATATTCTTAAACCAGCTTTAGCTCGTGGAGAAATACAATGTATTGGGGCAACAACATTCGATGAATTTAAAAAACATATTGAAAAGGATGGTGCGTTGGTACGTCGTTTCCAAAAAGTTATTTTAAAAGAACCCACATTAACTGAGACCATAGAGATTTTAAAAAATCTAAAAAAATCGTACGAAGAATTTCATAAAGTTAGTTATGAAGACGGTGTTATTGAAACTGTAGTTAAACTTTCGGCTCGTTATATTACCGATAGACAATTCCCTGATAAAGCGATTGATGTTTTAGATGAACTTGGTTCAGAAAAAAGAATATCAACAAGAATTCCTGAATCTATCGAGAAATTAAAAAAACAGGTAGATGAAATTAAAGAAAAGAAAATTCAGGTAGTTAAATCTCAAAATTATGAGCAAGCGGCAAAATTAAGAGATGATGAAAGAAAAATAATGGATAAACTTGAAGATGAAAAATTCAAGTGGTCTGAAAAACAAAAAGATAATAAGATACCTGTATCGGTTGATGACGTTTATGTTATTATATCTGAAATGACGGGAGTACCAATTTCAAAATTAGATTCAAAAGAAACTCAAAAATTATTAAATTTTGAAACACTACTTGGAGAAAAAGTTATTGGACAAGATGAAGCAGTAATGACCATATCTAAATCAATACGAAGAAATCGTGTAGGAATAAAAGATGCAAATAAACCAATAGGTTCATTTATTTTCTTAGGTTCCACTGGTGTTGGTAAAACGTATTTAGCAAAGACATTAGCTGAATTTTTATTTGGTGACCCCGAAAAAATTATTCGTATTGATATGAGCGAATACATGGATAGACATAATGTTTCAAAATTAATCGGTTCTCCTCCAGGTTTTGTTGGTTATGATGAAGGGGGCCAATTAACTGAGAAAGTTAAAAATAACCCATTCTCTGTCATTTTATTTGATGAAATTGAAAAGGCTCATAAGGATGTTTTCAATTTACTATTACAAATCTTAGATGAAGGACATTTAACAGATTCATTTGGCAGAAAAGTTAATTTCACAAATTGTTTAATTATTATGACATCAAACATTGGAGCCAAAAAAGTTTCAGAGTTTGGTGGTGGAGTTGGTTTCTCAACATCATCTTCTGAAGTTCAAAAATATGAAGTTAGAAAGACAATGATTCAAAAGGCGTTAAAACAACAATTCAATCCTGAATTTTTAAATCGTATTGATGACGTTGTTTTATTCAATTCATTAAATGATGAAACATTAAAGAAAATTATCAATATTGAAATTGGTAAATTGAATAATCGTTTAAAGGATAAAAACTATAAGGTAATTTTTGACAAATCAGTAACTTTAAGAGTTTTTGAATTAAATTCACAAGAAGAATATGGTGCAAGACCAATCAAAAGAATAATTCAAAATCTTTGTGAAGATTTTTTAAGTGAAGAAATATTAAAAGGTAATATTATTGAAAATGAACAAATTACGTTAAAAATAAAAGATCAAAAATTAATTATTTTTAAAAAGAATGATAAATAGTTAGTTTTTTTGTAAAAACATATATATTTATATTCTTGTAGGTTCTCTTTGTCGATTACCTTTTCGTTTTTTTCATAAGTAAGTGGGGTTGAACCCACCCAAAGACCTTAAACCCCGACATCTCGTTGGGGTTTTTTATTGGAATTTTGTTTTGTCGTTTAAAATTCGTATATTTACTATATATGAAAAAAGTAACATTTATTTTAGCTCT